ACTGTCAGAAAAGGTTTGTCTGGACTATCACCAAATCCTGAAGTATCTCCCCCAGTTGATGATCCTGAATCAACAAAAAATCTATTACCAGTAGTGAGGCTCTGATCTTCAATAGAAATCATACCTCCTGATTGTGACCGTGAAAATAAAGCTGTTCGTACTGATGCCATTTGTTGCTCCTTTCGGGATTCTAACCCTTGTAAGGTTTTATTTTATTACAGGGGAACTCTTCATCATCTTATCCTGACCACGTTTTTTAATCACAGGAATTTTAATTTCTTCCTCATCTTCAAAACGAAGTCTGAAATTTATAGCTGCCTGTGTTACTGCAGCCCTCAGATCAGCAAGAATTAAATTCTTGAAATCAATACCCAGTTCATTTTCCTCAATGAAATTAATTAACTCTACTCGAGTCATGTTGTTAATTCCGTTCACCATTTCAGTTTCTCCTGCATCAACTTTCTTTCCAGGAAAATAAATACTTTTGGTTGAAACTTTCTCCGGGGGATTACAAGATTCCCCTACTCCTGTTCTTTGTAAACGTATCCCAATTACTTCAGCAAGAGGAATGATTGTTCCTTTTGGATTATTTATCCACATTCTTTTTAATTTCATCCACATAACACCCTCCCGATGTCAGCTACTTCTTTTTCTTAGAAACAAATTTTCCCTTTGAAGATCGTCTCTGTACAGGTTTAGGTTTAGGTACAGGTTTAGGTTCAGATTTAGATACAGGTTTAGATACAGGTTTAGGTACAGGTTTAGGTTCAGATTTAGATACAGGTTTAGGCTCAGATTCTACATAAATTTTACCCATACCATGATTCAAATCAGCAATACGACTTGGTGCTGCTGCCGTAATAACCTGCCCTTTGAGTCCATACTTGCAATCTTCGAGTAATTCATACTTTATCGCCATATTTCCCTCCCATATTTAGGCAGATGTTGCCACGTATTTCTGGGTACTAAGAGTTGCAGGCATCGGAACACCTCTATGACGAGGTCTCGAAAGAACTACGCATCCAGCCGCAATTGTAGCAGCCCCAGGATCAGTAAGAGCAACTTGAATATGATCATATCCATCAGCAACTGTCAAACTTTCAGCATCAACTTCAATTGAGTAAACTTTAAAAGTTACTGCTGGAACAGTAAATGTAGATGAAGGTGCTGTAACCTTTTCAAGTAGTATATCTTCATCTTGTCCTGTTCCAGTAAGAGTTGCGGTAGCAGATGAAGTTCCACCTGTTAAAGTTTCAGTAGTTGTCCAAGTCGTTCCACCGGATAAATTCCGCACAAGCATAAAATTTGAACCAATTGCAACAAGCTCGCCAGTCAGGGAAGATGAACCCCCAGTGATTGTCTCACCAATTGTAAATGTTCCACTTGTGTCACTGATAACTAATTTTTGACCAGTTGATTTGATATTTGTGTACGTCAGTACTTGTCCACCTGCACCAGCACTTGAAGTTGCTTCATTGATAGTAATTGCAAAAGTAGCTCCCGCAGTATCACCAACCATAACATAAACAGTTGCATGGCCATAATTTGCCATACTGATCCATTCACTATCAACAGCAGCATCATCGATATCTTGTGGTGGTATCATTACAAAACCATGATTCTGATTAAAATCTTCTCCAAACATTTTATTCTCCTTATATTGTTTTCCTTTTTAACCAGTAAAAGGATTTTAAAAAAAGGTTTTTAATTGAGGTGTGTATTTAAACACTTTGCAAATTTCAACACACTCGCTACCGATTTTTATTTTACGCCCTTGTTGCAAGTACAACGTAAGGACTTCTTGAATCACCTTTAAGAGGTGAAAACGCTGAAGGCCACCAGGGCTGTCCATCAATGTAGAATGTTGCTTGAAATGCTGTTTGTCTGAAGTCGAATTTAAGATGCATTGATTCAGACATTTGCAATCCTGCACTACCTGAACGCTGGCCAACGAGATATTGTTTCCAGTCGATATAACCTAAATCACCTGTCGTGCCAAGTTGTGACATGACATCCAGATAGTCCAGACCAGAGCCATGTAAAGATGCTGGGAACGATCCAGCTGCTGATTGTGTACCATTTACATTTGCGATATACACAGCACTTCCACCAGCTCCAACAGCTACATTCATCACACCAAGTTGAGGAATAGTTGTTCTGTTTGCAAACCATGTGCCGCTACGACCGTAGAAACGAGCAAGCATCTTCAGTGTATTTTCATACACAAGAGTTGCTGCTGCCTGTCCGGTTTCTTTTGGGACTGTAATAAGAGCATCACTGTTCAAAATTCCAAGAGGTTCACCTGCACCTGTCCCACGAATGAAAGAGTTCGAGAGTGAACGATCAAGAGCATCATCGAGAGCAGTTGTCAAGAAAGGCTGTATACTTACTGGGGAGAAATCTATCATTCGATTACTGACATAAATAATAGCATTTGCTTCTCTGAGTGTTAGTGTTACATTACCTAACTCAACAACATTGCCCGTCCCTTGTGCATTCTCAGACACATATCTGAATTTCACATTACCTGATACAAATCCTTGGCTTTCATCAAATCCCGCAATAAAAGGTATACTGATAACATCGGTAGACATTGGAACTGTCATGGTCATGCCAAGAATATTCGAGCGGTCTCTTGCTCTTGTAAGGGCTGTTTTGCTAAACTCCGGAGGAATTAATGCCCCACCAGCTTCGAGACTGCCTGCTGTTTGTGCAGGGCTACCAACTGCTTTTTTAATCGCTTCAGATTTAGTCAACCATGTTTGGAGTTTCGTAAGTTCTTTTGAAGGGTTGGGCCTATTCAATCCACCAAAGCCTTCGCCAGCCTCAATGATAGCCGCTCCAAACTCACCAATCGTATTAAATCCACCTTTCGGATCTTCGCGGGGGAGTTCTTCTTCAAACGTAGGAATCTTTTTATTAAAGTCTTTCAAAGCTTCCTGAATTTCTTCTTTTACTATTTCCTGGATACCGTCTGTCCACTCTTTACCAGCTGAAGCAACAGTTTCTTTTGCTTTATCCTCAACATACTGTTCAAGAGCTTCTTTCGTCATTTCTGGCATTTGTTTACCCCTTCTATTAAATTTTTTTCTTCTCAGACTAATATTTCCAGCAACATTCTTGTCTGATATCTCCAACTTTCACCTAATATCCCCGGCCAGTTCGTGGCCTAATATCTCTGGTTTCAGTCTAATATCCCCAACAAGTATCACCTAATATTTCCATCTAAACTTTACCACGCATTTTATCGATTGTGGTTCTAACAATATTTCCTGTTTCTTGTTTCAATAAATCTTTTACTTTTTTTGAAACACGTTCATTAATCTCTTTTTCATCTACACTTATCATATCCTCTAATGGTTCTGCGATTGTCAAAAACTCTTTCTTGTCTTCATCAGGCTCAAGTGTATTTTCAGCGTCTGTTTTTCTTGGTTTATCCGCCTCAGCCATTAAAGTACCTAAGGCTCCCACTGCTTCCACCATAGCTTCAGTTGCTTTGATTATACTCTTACGTGTTCTTGTTGAAAGTGTACGGCCCGCTTTTTCTTCTGACTCAAAATCCATTTCAAATAACTCTTTAAACTTTGGGACATCCTTCTCAAATTGACTGTAATGTTCTTTGATATGATTATACGATTTCTTTCTATCAATCTCTGGAATTTGAACTCCACCACGTGCACCAAGAATTGCGGCCATTGAGGCATAAACCCCCCTCCACACAGCGGGATTTTCACCTGATGCTTTATGATGAGGGAGTTTATAGAGTTCTTTAGATTCGCCATCACCATCAAACCAGGTTGACATTCTTTTTAAATCTTCAACATCAGCAGCTTTAATCTCAGCTGCAGCATCCCACTCAGCATTCAGATTCTCCACTATTCCATAATCATGAAAAGGAATTGCTCCCTTCATAATTTCTTCAGGTTCTAAAAGAGTGAGAACCTCTTCTTGCTTCACTCCATATGGCTCAACATCCTCCACTGGAAGAAGACTTTTGCTGACTGCGAGTGCAACAGCTTCTGGATTTGAAGGCACAGGAACATCACTGTACTCCAATAGAATCCATTTTGTATATTTTTTACGAACTCCGGCTTTTGATTCGGGTGTGCCATCACCATCATTAAAAGAAGTCCATTCAATTGGAATGAAACCAATTGACTGCGCTAACGGAAATCCTGCTTTGCGGTATTCAAAGATCTGATTGCCAAGAGGATTTGCTTCCTCTGGGGTATATTCTGTTTTTGCTATGAGTGATTTTTTATCGGTACTGAGCTTGATCCATATATTTTTCCCTATTGGGAGACTATGATGATTATGCCCAAATAATACAACCTTATTTTTTTCGTATTCCTTTAGAATTGCACCAGCAGGATCAACGATTTCTCTGTCTCTATCTTTGGACGCTGTTGTAATTGTACTGACTACGGCCCTTTCACCTTCTTCAAATTTGAGATCGCTGGATGTGATTCCTTTTTGTATGAACTCTGCTTCATCTGCTTTAATTCCATAATGTGACAGATCCAGACTGGGAAATCTTTTCCCAAAATTTGGGTAAGCTTCCATCAATGTGGAACGTTTCGTTATCAAATCAAACTCAGGCATTTTACTCCTCCAGTTACATTTTTTCTTTCTCAAAAACAATATTATTTTTTTGATCGGGTAATGGTTTTAAATAAAGATTGTTATCATGAGCAATTTCATCAGGGTTTTTCTGTAAGTGGCAACAATGTACATCTACAATTTACAACCTCTGCAGCGGGGCCACCTTGATCTCCGGGATATTCACAACCAATTGAAAATTGATCTCCAAGTTTCACAGCTTCACCCATCATCGTGAGTTCTTCATGACTTTCACGTACAAGATCATCAAGAGCAGCCAACCATTGATGTCCCCAGACTACGCCAGATTGTTTACTGGCTTCTAATGATCCTTTATTAACCGCCCCAATGACTTCTGTTTGGGCTATTCTACGTGATCTGACTTTCACGTTGAAAGCTGTTGATACAGCTACCCTTTCCGTTAAACCTTTAATCGCTTCCCCTGCTGCTACGCCAGCAATTAGATGTCCTTTTAATGATTTTGCAGAACCTTCATTTATTTCCAGAGATGACCTGAGTGCTTGTTCTTGTGTAAATGAAATTACTCCAATATCCTTTGGATCAAAATCCAAAGTTCCTGGAAGAAGTTCCATTGTTGCCACACCTCCACTGACAAGGGACTCTGCAATATGAGAAGCTTCAACATTCTGAAATTCTTTTACCCATTTCTTTTTGTCAAACATCCATGAGTCAATAAATCGTTCTTGTGAGTGTGTCAATGCTTTACCACTGGATGGGAGAGGGTGCCTTTGTATATTATCTATTACTTCAGCCCCTTGTTCTATAAACAAAGGCTTCAAATCCTTTCCCATCTTCCATACCCTGGGATCTGTGTGTGATATGAACTTATTCCACAAACGATGCCAGACTTCAGTTGTTACCGGGGCAACCTTTCTGATGATGCCTTTCTCTATCAGAAATTCTCTATGCTCTTGGAGCAGTGCAGTAACTTGATCACTGATCTCTTTGTAATTTCTTGTCAGTAGTTGGGATGTGGTCATGCTTGTGTTTGCTCCAGTATTTTGTTTGCAATTTCTTCACTAATCATCTCGATCAGTTTCTCCTCATCCTCTTTTGGTGAAGGTTTTTCATTCTCTTCATCGGTTTTCGGCATACCAAATGTAGCTGCCGTGATAGGAATCATCCCCTGACCAATGTAAGGTACTGCCCCAGCTCCGCCAGGAAGTGGATTTTTCCCCCGTGGCACACGCACTTCATCTATTGAGAGTACACTTGCTTTCACAAGTTCTGTATCTATCTTGAGTTCAAGTTCCTGATCCTCTGGCA